AAGAAATGCAGGAGCAGTTACGATTGTTCGTGTATTAGGTATAGGTGGATATAAAAATGATTTTATCCGTATTGCTATGTCTGGTTCAGAAGCGAACAATTTAGATAGAACGATAGCAATATTAAAACCTTCAAGAGCTGCAGGCGGTGTAGCAAATAATCAAGTAACAGAATTAAGTTTGCAAGGACCAACAAGTGCTTCATTAGCAGATAGTGGTTCATTAAATTCAGCAACTCTTACTGCTGCAGGGACTTCATATACATTTTCATTTGATACAGGTTCAGCTAATTACATTGATAAAGTATTTAGCACAGACCCACAAGATACAAATAATAATATATATTTAGCTTCTAACTTTAAATTTGCACAATCAAACACTACACAATCGTTAGCGACTCATTTCATTACGATAGCTAGTGGTAGTGATGATTTTACACACGATTACAAAGTAGCAACAACACCATTTATTCAATCACAGGTGATTAATTCTAAAAGAACGAATTTATTCAAAGTAAACACTCGTTCACACGGAACTAATGTGAATTCAAAATACAAAATTGGTATTTCTGATGTTAGAGAAGCAGCAGATATTGCTAATTCTGACTTTGGTGATTTTACACTAACCGTACAGATTAATAATCCAGGTGAGTCAAATGATGGAGATATATTAGAAACATTCAATTTCTTAAGTCTTGATGAAAATGCAGACAATTACTTCGTAAGAGAAATTGGTGATAAATTTACAACTATTGATTCAAATGGTAATCTAACCAACAATGGTGATTTTCCAAATAAATCTGCATACATTTACATTAGTGATTTCGCTAATACAAAAGGTATGTCAGAAGCATTGGTCCCAATGGGATTTGATTCAGTTTTTGAACCATTTGGTCAAGGACCAGGTCAATTTGCAGACAACACTGGTTTCGCTGGAGCCCCTTCTGGTTCTGCAACCGGTTCATCTTATTTCCAAGCAACCGCTTCATTTAAAAGAAATCAATTAAATGACTTAGGTCAATATGATGAAAATGTTTTCTATGGATTTGACTTCAGTAATGATGATAGTAAACAATATTTACAACCAATAGCTGCGAGCGCAGTAACAGGTTCAAACACCATATTCTCACTTGAAAATATGTTAGGAGACGATAACGCTCCGGGAACAACAAATTCTGACTCATCTGAAAATGTAACATTAGCACTTTCAAATGTTAAACAAAGAAAGTTCGTAGTTCCTTTACAAGGTGGTTTTGATGGATTGAATCCAGCGGTTGATAGAAAAAGTGGAACTGATATCGCAGGTAATAACACACAAGGATTTGACTTAGATGAATTAACATCAAGTGGTTCAACAGCTTACATTAGAGCGATTAACGCAATAAGTAATCCTGATGAATTTGATATTAATTTATTGTCAACACCAGGTGTTGTTCACGAGTATCACGATTCAGTAACCAATCACGCTATTACAAAAATGGAAAATAGAGCCGACGCATTCTATATTATGGATGGTTCTCGTTGGGGTCGTTCCATTGATAACGCAGTTCAAGATATAAAAACTCTTGATTCAAATTATGTAGCGACATATTATCCTTGGGTAAAAATATCAGACCCAGCATTTAGTAAACCAACTTGGGTTCCACCATCAGTGGTAATGCCAGGTGTATACGCTAAATCAGACTCACTATCACACGAATGGTTTGCACCAGCAGGTTTAAATCGTGGTGGTTTGACAAGTGTAGTTGAAACAAAAGGTCGTTTAACTCATAGTGAAAGAGATACATTATATGAAAATCGTATCAATCCAATCGCACAATTCCCAGCACAGGGTGTTGTAGTGTTTGGACAGAAAACACTTCAAGGAAAACCAAGTGCATTGGACAGAGTTAATGTAAGAAGATTGTTGATTAGAGTTCGTAAATTTATCGCATCTACTTCAAGATTCTTAGTCTTTGAACAAAACACAGCAACAACAAGAAATCGTTTCTTGAATATTGTGAATCCGTTCTTAGAACAAGTTCAAGCAAATTCAGGATTATCAGCGTTTAGGGTGGTGATGGATGAATCAAACAACACACCAGATGTTGTGGATAGAAACCAACTAGTAGGACAGATATTCCTACAACCAACCAGAACAGCTGAGTTCATAGTCTTAGATTTCGTAGTTCAACCTTCAGGTGCAGCATTTGCAGACTAAAAGTTGAAACTATAAATCAACACAAGATAAGAAAAACCCCCGAGATTTCGGGGGTTTTTTGTGTAATGGGAACAAAGTAAATTTTGAGAGTTTAACCACCTAACTCACAAGGGTTGTTTCTAATGTCGTGAAACCCTACATAACCCATTCGGTTCCAAATATGTAGTCACCGAAAACCCACAAAACTACTTAGGATAAATAGCGAATGTATCAGCGTATTCAGCCAAACAATTTCTTTGACTTCTTACATAACCATATTGTGGTTTACTACAACCACGATACCTAATTCTAAACTTACCGGTTTTCATCAAAGTCCTAATTTGAGGATTATACCTAAATCTCATAGGAATACCTTTATACATAGAGACTTCATTTGGATTATCATTAAGATAATCAATAAGATAAAATCCTTGTTGATTAGCATTTGCTTCATATAATTCCATAGGATTATGAGCATATCTATAATGAGTAATGGTAAATGTTCCATTTTCCACATACTCACCAGCGTCATTATAATAACCATAATTATTTGGGATTTCTCTTGTTACCAATGTATCTTGGTAATCTCTCATATAAATACATTCGGTATCAGTCGTTATCGTTTCATTATTTTCAATCATATTTTTTCCTTTATTTCCTATCATTACACTATAATATACAAACAAAAAATGACAATGTCAAGCGTTTTCTTCAAATAATTCTTCTTCACAATCATCACAAAGAAAGAATCCATCAATTTCAACACCACATTCTTCACATAATATTTCATCAATCATACTATAATATACAAACAAAAAATGACAATGTCAAGTAAAAACTTCAAAAAAACTTCTAAAACTATATCATATTTGATATTCACTTTTTTTGGTTTTGTTATATTTATTAGTGTAATAAGAAAATTCTTTATAGGAGAAAAAAAGTGGCTGAATTACTAGACCCAAATGATATATTTTTTACGCCTTTTGAACCGAAAACAAAAAATCGTTTCGTTATGTATATTGGCGATATACCCGCATACTTAGTTAAAACTATGAACAGACCGAGTATAACATTTGAAGAGGTTGAAATAAACCATATAAATGTTAAAAGATATGTAAAAGGTAAAGGAGCTTGGAATACTTTAGAAGTAACTTTATATGACCCAATCGTTCCATCAGGAGCACAAGCAGTTATGGAGTGGGTTAGATTACACCACGAATCCGTAACAGGTCGTGACGGATACTCAGACTTCTATAAAAAAGACATTACATTTAATGTATTAGGGCCGGTCGGTGATAAGGTTGAAGAGTGGGTATTGAAAGGTGCTATGATTCAAGAAGCAAATTTCAATGATTTAGACTACGCAAACGGAACAGATGTAGTTGACATTACTTTAACACTAAGATACGACTACGCAATACTACAATTCTAAGGAGAAAGTTATGTGGGCAATATTTAAAGACAATAATGAATACAACGAGAAATCAATAATTGGTTTCGGTGCATTTACAGTAATGGTTTTATTTGCATTTGCAGATGTTGTTACTGGACTTATGGGTAAAGATTTAGTTATCAATGATGTGGTATACAATTCTTTCCTATTCACTACATTAGGTAGTTTCGGTATCGCAGGTGCAGAAAAAGTTTTAAAAAAATAAGTTATTAATTCTTAATTAACCAAGGAGTAAAAATGGCTGAAAATCAGTATGGTTTTCCTACTGAAGTTCTATCTTTACCTTCAAAGGGATTATTGTATCCCGAAGATAGTCCTTTGCGTAGTGGAACAATCGATGTTAAATATATGACGGCAAAAGAAGAAGATATATTGACATCTCAAAACCTTATTACACAGGGAGTAGTGATTGAAAGATTATTACAAAGTGTTATCGCAACACCAGGAGTAAAGTTAGATGACTTACTAATCGGTGATAAAAACGCACTAATGGTTGGAACTCGTGTTTTAGGATACGGACAAAACTATGATGTGATGATTATGGACCCAGAAACAGGTGAGGAAGTAGAAACCGTAATCGATTTAAGTAAATTAGACCACAAGAAAATTGATGAATCATTATTAAGTAATGGTAATAATTTCGAATATGAATTACCAAATTCAAAAAGAAAAATTGGTTTTAAAATTCTAACTCACAAAGATGAGATGGAAATTAATGAAATACTTAAATCATTAGAAAAAGCAGAAAAAATAACTGGTGTCTCAAGTGAAGTAACAACCAGATTAAAATATCAAATAACATCTATTGATGGAAACACAGAACAAAAAACAATTGATAATTTCGTTGATAATGAATTTTTAGCAATGGACGCAAGGGAATATCGTAAATATGTTCAGACTATCACACCAGATTTAGATTTAACTTTTGAATATACAAGTGGGAACGGAAATACTACTAAGGTCGGAGTTCCTTTAGGGATTGACTTTTTTTGGCCAGCCGCCGGAGAATAGGGCGGCCATACACGAGGAACTTTTCAACATAGCATATTATGGAAACGGGTTCAATCACACTGAACTCTACAATATGCCTTTACCACTTCGTAGGTTTTATGCGGATAAATTAATAAAAGCAAAAGAAGCCGAACAAAAACAATACGATGATGCGGTAAAACAATCTAACGACCCACGGATTAAAAATTAAATTTTTTGATATTTATTACTAAATAAATGGGATTAGTCTATGGCAAACTTTAAAGTTAAAAACAAAAAAATCATACCAGAATTCGTTGGTTCACTAATGAAAGCGATTGCTCGTAGAGGAGCATCTAAAACTCTTAAATCATTAGAACGAGACCCAGTAATAAAAAAGTCATTTGATAAAATTAGACAAATCGACAAAGACTTACAGGTTCATATCGCTAAAAAATCAAAGGAAGACCCAGACTTCAAAAAAAGATTTAATGCAACAAAAGATGCTATAAGAAATTTATAATCCTTTTTTAATAAACACACAATCAACATATGGCAAAAAAGAAATCAAAAAAGCAGATAGAGCAAATTACTATAAATGAATTGATAAATGAAGAATTATCAACCAGGACCGACACACTAAAAATTCTTGATAAGGAATTTGGAGTTCTGGATGACATTAGTAATTTATTCAATGAAAATATAAAAGCAAATAAAAAACAAGCAGATGTCATTGGTGATATTGTTGATGCTACAAAATCAGTTTTAGAAAATGAAGCTGACATTACTGATGAAACAATGAC